AGACAACTCCATTTTCTGTTGATTTGTAATCTCGTGTTTGAGATCTTTTAATTGTATCTACAGGATTTGGATATGCATTATGATGGGGATGATTCCAAATACCTAAAGGGGGTAGGTAAAAATAAGATTCTGAAGAAGTATTAATTCCCATTAGTTGATTTGGGAGGGAGAATAATAAAACTATTTCATTAACTAACGGATATGTTTTAATTTGAGAATCATATGGTAAAGCATAAGATATCTTATTTGATGATCCTATTTTATTAACAAATTCATAAAATATAGCTCCTATACCATTCCATCGACCTACATCTTTAAATTTTGGGTGATCTTCAGATAATACTATATCTGTTACTCGAGCAGCAACTATTTGTCCCTTTAAATCATTAATTTGACCTTGAGGGTTATTATTATCGGATTGTGGTGTATTTCCAGATGTAGAGTCAGTTATACCTGTTTTAAGCCTACCCATTAATCGTTTGGATTAAATTTCTTTACTTCTGATAGTAATTGTGCTTTTTCGTCTTCAGTCATTCCAAAACTTTCTTCTTCTGATTTACCTGAAGCTAGAGCTCGTTGGACTATGGTAGCCATTTTGATTAATTGCTCATCATTTTTGATACCTAATTCCATATATTCCTTGATTAAAGGAACAATTAACGTAGCATCACCAATATCGTTAATAAGTGGTTTTAATTCACCTATTAATGCTGTGATTTGGGTTTCTTTTTTCTTTTGATTTTCGTAAATTTCTTTTAGAATATCAGAGAATTTTTTCTTTCCGAATACATTAGACTCTAAATTACTCATATATTATTGTTTTTTATAAATATAGAAAATTACTAAAGTTGAAAATTTGTGTATCCTTGATCTAAATAAAATAAATAATTTTTCTTAAATACTCCATAAAGTACTCCCGCTATTTTAGTGATCTTAGGAGTTTTTACCTCAGGCATCATCTCATGTATATAGATGTATAAAGCTTTTTTATTAAATACATCAATTGATTCTCGTTTGCGAAACAACTCTAAAATTGCATCTGCAATCTTGGCATCATATTCTTTAGGAAATATTTCATATATGTTTAAACTAACAAATTCCACGTATTCATCCATGAATTTAGATAATTTATCGTTTACACTTGATGTTTCTATAGTATATGAATGTGTATCATCTTTTAAAAGTTCATCAGTTGATACTTTTTTGATTTTACTTTTGTAATTTTTATCATTATAAAGTATACACCAACGCTTAACAATGGTACCAAAGTAAGAATATGCTTTGGCACCTTTGCTAGGATCAAATAGGTGGATTTTTGATAATAAAAACACTATAATCTCATGTTGGAGATGTTCTAAATTTTCTACCTCGGTATGATAGAATTTGAACGTATGGATTATATTTTGTGTTAATTTGAAGAAAGCATAATGTATCTTATCTTCATAAATTTGACTCCTGAATACAGGATCTGGGTTGTTATTGTACAGAACGATAGCATCCTCAGTTTCCTGAGTGAAATAATTCTTGCTAACTTTCTTTTTAGGCATTTTAATTGAACTTTCTAAGATTGAACTCATTTAGGATTTCTTGAATTTTTAAAATTGATTGAAATATAACCCCAACTTCGTCATCTTTTTCAAATACACCTCCACGATCCAATTCTTTTAATTTCTTATCTGAAATTTCGATTGTGCGGGATAAATTATCAAGATAGGATAAATAACCTGCCACGATATCTTCTTGTTTTTCATTTTTCTTAAGAAGATTATAAGTAGTGAATCCTAGAATCACGACTAATATCGCTAATACACTGATTGTTATTGTTGCTATCATAAGTTATCAAATATATTTTTTAATCCTTCACTCTTAAATGAACCAAGGGCTTTTGTTTTTGTAGATGTCTTTTTAGACATGTTGGGTTTATTCCCCAATGTATAATTTCCTTTTCCGGCATCCACGGACTTCTTGTCCTCTTTTAACTTAGGTAACCATTCACGTTCAAATTCGATACGTGCTGCCATCAAATCAGCCTGATGTAAGATAAAAGGTAGAGATGTTCTAGGTTTTTGTTCTGGCATAAATGACATAAGATATTTTTCATTTGCCTTATCATATAAACCATCATGTGTCTGAATAGCAATCATCTCATTAAATGTATACTGGATACCGTGAGATTGGAGTATAAATAATCCTCTATCGGGAACTGAAGCAAATGGGACTTTGGTATTAAACATATAATCCTCTCCTAATTTTTCACGTCTCCAATTATCTGTCTGAGGGATATAGGCTTCTTGTTCTTCATCTCCCATTTTACCTAAATCATGATTCAGGGCTGAAAATACTAATTCTTCAGTTGTAAATGTATTCATATCACATCCTTCAGATTGCCATAATCCAGCTTGTCTAAGAGAACATCGAATAACGCGTAAAACATGTTCTACATATCCTCCGGGGAAAGCATTATGATATTCTTTTTTATGCGCGGCAGGCATTAACATTATACGTTCGGCATATTGCTCATAGAACGCTAATAATTTTTCTTTACGAGGTTCGGAAATATATTCATTAATATACTCCATTAATTCATTCCAATTTTCTTGGATTTGTTCGGCTGTCAAATTCATAACTTATTTATTTTTTAATTAATCTTCTCTTTCAACTATAGATTGGATATCATCTCTCAATTCTAATGTTTCTTGTAATATTTGACGAGCACTATCAATATTTCTTTCATTTATAGCGTTTCTTAAACGTTTCAATTTACTCTCTAAAGACTCTACCCGTCTCAATACTAATTCTTTATTTTTCATTTTATTTTATTTGGTTATTTTTTCAATTTTACCTTTTTCCTTTTTACATTTCAACAATTTTAAAATCAAAATATAATTAAAGGTAATAACTTTATCTTACTTAGGCAAGTTCTTTTCAATAAAGTCTTGGATTTTTTTCAAATGGGCACATTTTTCATATTCTTCTATACCTTCGAAATATGAAATACTTAATCTAACTGACACGGCAAAATCTTCACTCGCATATTGTTTCAAAGCCTCTTTCCATTCCTTCTTCCTAATTCGAACTTGTTCAATCCAAAACCATGCTCGAGTATACATCATATATTCCCCGGCTTGATCTATTCCTTTCACATCTAATTCAGGATCTGCTTTAGCAAAAAACTTTATAATTTGTTTTGAAAATAAACTTCCATTCATGATTAGTTTATGAAACATCCCCAGTTTAAAATGAGGAGTATCTTTGAACATGTCTAATTCAACCTCTATTCTTTTAAGATCTTCTTTTCCTTCATCCGAAAACCCAAAAAGAGAAAATATATCACTTAGTGCCATTTTTATTAATACATATTAATCAAGCGTATCTCCCAATGATTCTATAACTTTAATCGCTTCATCCACGTTAACATAAAAGAATTCACGTTGACTATTTACACGTTTTTTACGAAAATGTTTATGAACTGCTTTCTCTATTCTTTCACCATTAAAACAACTGTACGAATATACAACATTAAATGGAGTAGGCACACCTGTAGATTTACTTAATTGATTAGCTCGTTCCGTTGGATCATTTTTTGTATAACCTATCTTTACCATTTCAGGCATAGAAGAACTTTCTAATATATAAACATGCTGGTCTCCGTTATTTCCATTAACACTTTGTTTAAAACGTGATGTGTAATATTTTACTTCATCCCAACCATCTTTATCTACAAAAATAGAAAAGTACGTGGGTTGAGGTGAAAGAGGAGTACGTTCATATGGTACATAATTTTGAGCTTCCTCATTTGATATACGTGTCATAACCTTTATTTTTCGTCTAAAGTACCTAATTTTTTAGATAACTCTAAATATTTTTTAACTTTATCCTTCTTATCATTCTTTAACATCTGGGATACAATGTCTTGTTCACCAAATATCATTTCAATAACAGCTAATAGATCATTTATTTCTAGAATTAATCTATCTTTATTAGTATAGGGTTGTCCGGGTTCACTTCCCTTAGGATCTTTTAACCCAAATCTTAAAGCTTTAGCTGCGCGTTGAGCAACCTCATTACATTCCTCAGCTAAGATAATTAATAGATGTTCTTCTCGAGTCATATATCAAAATCTAGCTTTAGCACCCGATCCTTTATACCATGGTAAACCTTCTCTACCTTTAACTCTTTCCTTCCATTCAGCTTCTGAATATTGGATTCCATTCAGGTAATATTCTCGTTTACGTTTATTTCCTTCAGGGATTAAAGCTGGTCCTTCCCAGTTGTGTAATTTACCATCAAAAATAACCATGATAGTACCATCTGGTCTAGTGATTGTTTTT